ATGGGTCATAGACCCTGCGTCTTCTGTATCTAGAAACCGTGTAGGGGGGTCAAGCATGAAAACTCGATCATGCATGATAACCCCACCCATAGAATTCACGGCCCATACTTCATCTGCAAAAATAGACGAATTACCATTAGACGCAGAAGATTTGGTAAATTCGGCGTGGCTATTGCCCATTGCGACAATAGCCACGCGCTTCCCAGAAAGATCAGGGATTATAGACTCATCCTTACCGTTTGTTCGCATCAGGTATGGACTTATTCAGAAATAAGCCGACTAATAGCCTGCCAATGTACTTTCAGAGCCTTGGCAGAGCCAGTACCCGTTTCCACACCAATGTACGGAATAAAATCAATATCATTGGTTAGGGCTGCGGTCCTAGCGGTTCCAGTAGTTACGGCTGTTCCACCGGTACTTCCAGAAGTAGTCGTGACGTTGTACTGAATACCGTTGACATAAATAGCTGCTTGCCTGCTGCTATTAATATCAATCTTCAGATGATACGTAGTGTCTGCCGCTACAGTAATAGGCAACGCACTGATATAATCAGTATTCGCGATGCTATGTACAAAGTGCAATAAAGTGAAGTCCGTAAAAGCTTCACTATTGGTGGCGTCTGTTTGAAACTTAAAAAACGCCTGATTTGCATCCGTAGCAACCAACTGATCATTGGTTAGTTTCAAACCTTGCCAAAGTTTAATGTCGGCAATAGACGCTCCCGTGGTAACTGAACATTCCCAAATGGTAGAATTTTCAGTGCCCCAAGGAACCGCTGTCCAAGATGTTTGGTTAGTATCAAGATGAGGGGCTATAATGGCCTGATCCTCATCAGTTCCCGCTGTAGTAATTATGATACCTGCCCGTGTAGTATCAAACGTACACAACGCAGTTGTCATGCTTGTACCAAGAACTTGAAAGTCCTTGTTAGCAACTTTTTCAGCAAGACGAATAGCTGTATTGGCTGCGTTGGTTGCATCTGCGTTAGAAAAGGCTGTATTCAAAACCGCATTAAGTGCAGGACGCCGCTTCCAATACTCTTCAAGGTAATAGCGCCTTACGTCTTTATTTGCGGAAGAATGTACCGAGGAATCGGTTACATTGCCTGTGGTTGAATTTTTGTTGGCTATAACAAAGCCGTTTTCCGAACGAACCGGACCAGAGAAAGTTGTGTTAGCCATGTGGCTACCTCCTTACGAAAGGTTTTGCCCTAGAGTCTCTGTAAGCGTCTGCTGGGTCAGTCGCTAGGGCTATGAGTCCCAGAAAGAATGGGGGAAAGTTTCCTCTCCCCCACCCCAACCTATACTACGCGCCTGGAGAACCGTAAAGGCCCCGCCAGTCTGAAAACCCGAAGCTGTAACGTTCACGTGATTTGTAACGAACGTTTCCGGTGTCAAAGTCACCTTCCATGTTGTTCCGCAACGCGGCACGTTCAAACATCTTCAGGCCATTTGGCGCATCAGTTTTTACAAACCATGCGTCAGTGTCAGTAAGGAAATGGTTGATGGCATAACCCTCAGGCAGCATACCCATGCTACGCATCGCGTTAATGTCATTATCCGCAGTTCCTACCCGATACGGAGTAGCCAAAAGGCGCTCTGCAACGAATTGAAGTTGCGGGGGGATCAACAATTTCCGACCCATGATAGCAGTCTTAAGACCACGCTCGTCTTTGAAGTTGGTCGAGATATTAATCATCGCATCTTCAAGACTGGTCTCATTTAGATCTGCAGCGGTGGTTGGCTCATTTGCGAGACTTCCTGCGCTAACTGTTGGATGGGCCGTATCCAAAAGAGGTTGGCCGTCACCACCAGGAAAGCTGGTAGAAAACGCATTGTTAAGGATATTGGCACCCTTAACTTGCTTTGTATGAGCCATGCTACGTGCGAGAGCTTTCGTGTACCGCGAAGAAAGACGGTCGTAGAGATTATCTTCTACCGCCTCTTCCGTGATAGAAAACGCCAACGCAATGGTTTCATGCGTATACCGCGCCGTAAAGGTTTCCTGCGCTGTGTCAAACACCACAGCAGACCCTTCAGCTTTGGTTTGTGCCGCACCAAACCCTGAGAGCATCACTTCTTCTTCGAAAGCGCGATCTGACGTCTCGATTTCGAAGATCTCACGATGTTCTTGTTCGTAGCGATCATATTCAAGGCCGAACAGGGCATGTAATCCCGGTTCTAGTTCCTTGACTAATTGTGCACGACTAATAGCCATATCTCAGTCCCCCTATGTGCCAGTAGTCGTCTTGTAGGCATGCTCGTTAAAGAACACATACCAATTAGCATTTGCCGAATCGACATCGCTATTGTCTGGATCTTTACTCAAGCCCACAATACGCATCTGCGCGGTACCGGACCCAGCACTGGCTGCAAGCTCAGTGGTTGATTGACCATTGATAGTGCTACCAGTCACACCTGCCGTATCAGCATTGCCGCCAATATCTGTAATCGCAAGTGTACCAGCACACTGAACTTCAAAAGTCATATCTGGATCATCATATATGAAAGCCACAATATCCGTAGTAGCAATGCTGCCCGGATAATAGTTGCTCCACGTAGGTTTGGAAGTAGTTGGATCAGTATAGAAACAACCGTTAAACACGCCCACTGTATCAACCGCAGTAGCAGTACCAATAATAACAGAACCGCTAGTAGCCATGATAACTAAGGAACCTTGAAAAATAGGTCCTGTAGCACCAGAAGCAATTCTGTATTCATTAGTTGCGTTGTTAAACGGCATACTTCCCAACTGACGAACGGGCCTTAGCCCAAAAGCTGCATCAATGTTTGCCATTGTTGCATTTCTCCTCAATCAGAAGTTTCAAAAATTTGGTAAATCATAATCTACTCACTATTACGACTACCAAAGGTGGTGTTCGATTGCCGTTCCTTACTTATCGGCATCGATGGATGTTGTTCCCTCATCAGATCATTATCAACCGCTTCCATTTGACCTCGAGTTTCATCCTCAAAGTAAGTTTCACGACTAATAGCGAGTTCTTCTGGAACCCGTGCAAGCAACAAACCACCTACCCCAATGACTCCGGCATATTTGCCTTCCTCAATAACGGTAGTATTCCAACCTGGATATTCATCTGCTCGAACTAAATCATAACCATTGTTTAGCCGACCAGAAATGTTTTTCCGATCATCAGAACCTGTAAATTCAGCACGAATCCACCGATGTCTAAACCCTTCGGGCGGTGGGGGTGCATCCAATGCAGAAGGCGGTTTGTAGAATTTAGGTTTTTCCTTCTTGATACGAGTTTCTTGACTTCTGGGGGTTTTGTCAACCATCGATATACCTCCTAAACCCTTTGTTCGTCGAGTTTAAGTTTTTGTGCTGCATACTGTTTTTCGCTTATTCCAAGCCGTTTAGCAATATCTCGTTCACTGCTAGAAAGACGTACACTGGTTGAGCGCCCAGATTTTTGCTTCCTTTTGGCAGGAGCAACCGACTGAGCGGGGCGGTTTTCACTGGGCTGAGCAGCCCCATTAAACTTATGGGGAAACGCATCCTTCATGCGGCGATCAACTTCAGTATAATAGGCTTCTTCAGTTCCCTGGTAACCTTCTTTTTCAGTTAAGGTGCGGTGAAACCCTAAAGCTGCATAAGTCATTGCTTCATCTTCACCAAACCAAGAATTATCATCAAACCAATCTTGAGCTCGTGGATCTGTTTGCGCAACAACAGGCGGCGTTGCTGTTTGAGCAGGCGCGGTTTCAGATTCCTGAGTCTGCGCTTTTTGTGCCTGTTGTGCTTTTTGCAACTGAGCTGCCCAGGAAACTCTTTCTTTTTGAGCAGCAAGTGTCGATAAAGATTCTTGTGCTTCTACTAAAGCATCAACGTCTCCGGAATCATAGGCCTCTTTATATCTAGCCTTGGCTTCTGTAAGCTGGCTATCAATACGTGTGGTAAATTCATTACGATAACCTTTGTCAAGGTTATTTATGCGACTAGAAAGATCCTTGTTTTCTACCTGAAGCCCACGCGCATAATCTAATGCCGCATTTTCACGTCTTTCAGCTTCACGATATCGGTTCGTAAGTTTATCAATGCGTTTTTGAACCTTGTCGCCATAATCTTCAAGTTCTGAACCGTCTTTCGATTCATCACCCACAGCCACACTTCTATCGTCGCCAGAATCTCTAGAAGAGTCCTCCGAAGACTGTAAAACTTCACCATCATCAAGGACAACATCTACTTCCCCTCCATCATCCTGTGGCTGGGCGCTTTGGTCTGTATCGATACTACTCATTTTCCCTCACTTTCTAAACATGAGCAATGTCATCGGGGTCAAGAATCGTAGCCAAAATTTCATCGTCATTTAAAAGCCTTAATTCTGCTCCCTCAATCCGAAACCGACTTCCCGCATATCTACCAATTACCACCCAATCTTTTTCTTTGCAATAGGGCTGCGAATATTTATCCGAATCGGAATAACAATCAGGGCCAAGTTTTAAAACATAACAGACAACTGTTGCAAGTGCATTTCGGTCCCTTGTTTCATCTGTTAAAATAATACCACCCTCTGTTTTTGCTTTTCCTTTGTAGGGCATAACCAAAACACGGTATCCGGTGGGGATCGGCAAACGCTCCATAACTGTTTTATCAAGCAGATCTGGATCCAACACACGACTTTCTTCTGCGGTATACGCTAAGGCCAAACTACCTTGGGACTCTAAACTTTTTTTTCCTTCAGTCTTCATCATAGTCTCCACTTTTACTCCTAAGTTCTACTATATACTGTTCAGTAAACGTTAAGCCACGTACTTCGCCTACTGCCGACCGATAATCTTCATAACTTGTAAAATTACCGGCCATCATACCTTCTTGTAATTCATCAAGACGCTCACGAATATGCCTTATAATTTTAGAAGTTGTGTAAGAATCATCCATAATTATTTCTTTTTAGACTTCTTCTTTGGTTTAACCTTACTGCCGTACTTCTTTTTCCATTTTTTGAATATCTTTGGTTTTTTAGCCGCTAAGTAACGCCGCTGTTTCTCTGATCGAAAAGGCATTAGTTGGCTCTTGCTCTATCCTGCCTCATTTTTGCCACATCAAGTCGACCACGCATCTCAGCAACATCTTCCTGGGAATCCATTTTGGCTACAGCAATTTCACCCCGCATCTCAGCAATGTCTTCCTGAGAATCAATTTTCTCACGTGCTATCTTATTACGGTCAGTATTTTCTTGCCGGTCTAATTTTAGCCGTTCCACATCATCCTGGGCTTTACGATATAAATCAGCTTCCTTAATACGCAATTCTTGTCGACGTAGTTCAACCAAAGGATCTTCATCTTCTCCAGTAGCCGCCATAACCTCGGCGGTAATTTGTGCAATTAGCTCTGAAACACGATTTTCTGCATCTGCCATTAATTGTTGCTGCTGCTGTTGGTCTAATTGCACACCCTGCGCCTGCGCTTGTTGAATCTGTGGTCCTAGTTCTTCTGTTACCATTTTCCGTGCCTGCATACCAATATGCTGTGCCACATGACCCATTAATGACCCTGTAACTAAAGGAGCTGCCATGACCACA